AAAAAGCGCGGTCGGCGGATATCTTACGGGGGCCGCGAGTGGACTGACCGCCGGGACGCTGGCGCAGATGACGGAGAACCCTGAGCTTACCAACGCCGCTCTCGCGGGTATCGCCGAAGAAAGCCCTATTTCCTCGTTTATCGGCGAAGCAACGGGCGCGGGCTTGAGCATGATCCCCGCAGTTCGTCTTGGGCGCGTAGCGGGGCTTGGGGCAAGAGGTGCTGAAGCCGGAGCCAGTACTCTTTACGGCGGGATTTACGGTGGCGCGACTGGGGAGGGCGATCTCCCCACGGACATAGCATTGGGCGCTGCGGGTGGTCTTATCGGGCAATTTGTTGGAGAAAAAGCCGCTGCCGGTATAGGCCGCGTAGCCGCACCACAGATCGACAAGGCCGTTTCACTGTTGGCTGAAAAGAAAATCCCCATGACAATGGGGCAGATGCTCGGCGGTATTTACAAAGACTTTGAAGACAAATTGCAGAGCGTTCCGCTGACTGGATTTATTATTAGTAAGGGCCGGAGCCGAGGACTAGACGGGGCACAGCGCGCAGTCGTAAACGAAGCCCTTTCTCCTCTTGGTAAATCGTTGCCGAAAGATGTCGAAGTCGGCACTAGCGCCATGAAATACACACAGGATGCGTTTGACGACGCGTATGATTCTGTTCGTTCCAGAATGATGGTTCGTCGGGACCGACAGTTGACCAACGATCTTACGGCGCTGGTCGATTCCGCAACAACGGGCGGAGAACTCACCTCGCAACAGGCGACACAACTGCGCCGCGTGGTCAAGTCGCGTGTGTTCGATAGGTTGAGGAAGAATAAAGGTGAACTTGACGGGGCGCTGTACAAACAAACGTCAAGCGAACTGAAAAAGCTGGCAAGAGAAAACTACGGAACTCCGTTTGGCGCTCGTGTCAACGATGTGCGGGCGATCTTGGACGAAGCCGCCGGGCGAGTATCGCCGCGAGATGCAGTATCGCAGTTGGCCAAGATTGACGAAGGTTACGCCAAGCTGGTCATCATCGAGAATGCAGCAAAAATGCGGGCTGGGGGCGCGGGTGTGTTCTCCCCGACGCAACTTGAAAGCGCCGTCCAGCGTGGCGACTTTAGCGCGCGCAATCGCGCCTTTGCTCGTGGCGAGGCCGCTTTGCAGGACATGAGCGGGGCTATGCGGAAAGTCCTCCCGTCGTCTATTAATGATTCCGGTACGGCGCCCAGAGAAGCCGTCGTCACAGGTAACGTAGGCGCGCTTGCAAAACTTGCGTCTCCTGTGTTTGCGGCGGGGGCCACTGAGCCGGGCCAAGCCTTTACGCAGTGGCTGCTCATGACCCGCCCCGATTTGCTTCGTAAATTTGGATTGGGGCTGCAATCGCAACCGGCACGCGCGGCTGGCCGCGCTGCTGGTACTGTGTACGGGGCTAAAACCGGTCGAACTTCCTACTAACGGTGGCCAAGAGCGTTAAAGAGAAACCCTGGTCCCCGCAGAGGCCGATTAAGCGGCGGCACAAACCTGCTGGCCTGCGCCATCGTAAAAAGCTGGGGCCAAAAAGCCACTTGAGGGTAAGATGAAAAAAGACGGTCGTCTCACGCGCGCGGGTGTGGCTGGGTACAATAAACCCAAGCGCACTCCGTCGCATCCTACGAAGTCTCACGTTGTCGTGGCCAAGGAAGGCGACCAGGTAAAAACTATTCGCTTCGGCCAGCAGGGCGTAAAAGGTTCTGCCGAAGGCACCGCGCGGAACAAGTCATTTAAAGCGCGCCATGCTAAAAACATTGCCAAGGGAAAAATGTCTGCGGCTTACTGGGCTGACAAAGTAAAGTGGTAAGCGTATAAGTCACGCCATGAAAATCATCGGCGTGGACCCTGGCGCTACTGGTGCCTTCGCCCTTCTGGACTTGGACAGTCTGGACCTCATCATCATTGACATGCCGACCACCAAACTGAAACGTGGAACTCGCAACGTAAATCAGGTCGATGCGGCTCAGTTGGTAAAGCTGCTTGCTCCCCACATTAGTGAAGGCGATGTGGCCGTGATCGAGAAAGTTCACTCGATGCCCGGACAAGGCGTAGTCTCCACTTTCAGCTTCGGTCGGGCGGCTGGTATCATCGAGGGTGTTTTGGCCGCGCTCGGCGTTCCTTTCTCTCTCGTGCCGCCTGCCACATGGACGAAGAAGATGCGTCTGTTCGGCGGGAAAGATGGAAGCCGAGCCAGAGCGCAAGAACTCTTCCCCGATCAAGCCCATCTTTTCGCACGAAAAAAAGATGATGGACGGGCCGACGCTACGCTGATAGCGTGCTACGCAGCAGAGGAAGAGGCCAATGGAACATCTGTTCGATTATCAGAAGACGGGGGTAAACTTCCTCACTGAAAACCCCGCCGCGTTTCTGGCGGATGAGCAGGGGTTGGGCAAGACTATCCAGGTGATCGCCGCGTGTGACGCGCTTGGACTGAAGAAGGTCGTAGTCATCTGCCCGGCCATCGCCAAGATAAATTGGGGCCGCGAATTTGAGCGGTGGGGTGCGCAAGATCGCCAAGTCCTGATATATTCATACGACAAAATGACCCAATCGAAGGATGTGCGAAATGCTATCGCTGCGTTTGAACCAGACGTTCTTGTCCTCGATGAAGCGCACTATCTCAAAAATCGTCAGGCGAAGCGCACGAAGTTTGTGTACGGCCAACATTGCCGTGGTGACGGTCTGGTCCGTTTCGCTGATCGCGTTTGGCTTCTTAGTGGCACTCCCATTCCTAATAATGTCAGTGATTTTTGGACACATCTCAAAGCAATATGGAAATATCCCCTGAACTTTGTCGATTTCACGGTGTATTTCTGCAAGACGTGGAACGGCCAATTCGGGATGAAGGTTCTCGGCAACAAAGCCGATAGGATGGGCGAGTTCAAATCAGTACTCAAGTCCATCATGCTGCGGCGTAGATCGGAGAATGTGCTTACGGAATTGCCCCCGCTTTGGTGGCAGGACAGCGTTGTCGAAGTCCAAGACTGGGACGACATGAAGCACATTGAAGATGAGGCCGAGAGGGAAGCCGTCGAACTGATCCTCCAGAGCGCAGTGACGCAAGAGGATGTGGCGGGACAGCTTGAGAAGATCGCGCCCCACATGGCGTCGCTAAGACGGCTGACCGCGCTGGCCAAGGCGAAGCCTATAGCGGCGCAGTTAGCGGGTGAGCTGGCTGATAACGCATACGATAAGGTCGTGGTGTTCGCGTACCATCGCGCTGCACTAGAAGCGTTGCGCGAAGGGCTGGCTGACTTCAACCCGGCCTATGTCGTTGGTGGCCTCGGAAATCAGGAACGTCAATCCGAGATCGACAGGTTCCAGGCCGACCCAAACTGCCGCGTGTTCATCGGCCAGATCACGGCCTGTTCGACAGCCATCACGCTGACAGCCGCGAACCAAGTTGCGTTTGCTGAGATGGATTGGGTGCCTGCGGTCAACGCTCAGGCGTCAAAGAGATGTCACCGCATCGGCCAATCTAAGCCAGTTATCGTGCGGGCGTTTGCGTTAGCTAATTCGGTTGACGAAATCGTGGCACGGACACTGAGTAAGAAAGCCCAGATGATCTCCGAGGCGCTGGATTAAAAGAAGCCGGGGCTGCTTCCTATCAACCCCGGCTCCCAGTTTAACCTACAGCAAATCGTCGAGATCGGAAATATCCGCAGTAGGCCGAGGTTCGGCAGTGAACTCGTCTGCTGCCGACAAACGCCCGTCCATGCGAGGACCGTCTTTGATCTTCTGGATATTGTTAAGACTAAACGAAACGCCGCGATTGCCGTTTGTGTCATAAGTGTAGGCGCGAAGCGATGCCCTCACGACCGCTCCCGGATAGATTTCATTTGGATCGGTAAGTATCGCCGGTTTTCCGTCAGGACCGGCGTAGATTGACACTACACCGGGCTGCTTTCTAGACTTCACATTAATAAATATGGAGCCTTCCGGGTATCCCTTCTCAACGCCATCCGTTCGGAATGGCATTTTGACTTTACCCGACTTAATCAGTTCGGCAGTCTTGTCGCCCCACTCCCCCTTCGCCACAATCTGTGCGGCGGCTTTAAGTTCCGTAATGTCCGCATCGTCGGCAAAAACCAAGGCGCAACTATATACTGCATCAGTAGCTCCCGGAGGAGTCTGCGGCTCGAAGATGTGCGGGTAGCTAATCGTAGCTTCAGGTGAGATAACTTTTGACATCGTATGTTCCTTGTTCACTCGTTCACGGTAAATTCGTCCGACGCCAACATGGCGGCGGGCGGGCGATTGTCACTGTCCTGAACCATAGACAGGCCCGTAGACACTGACATTATGAGATTGCCGGGGACGTTCTTTTTGCCCACGACCTTCTCAATCTGAGCCGGTGACTTGATTTTCTTTTCGTAAATCTCGTCATCGTCCAGACCTTCTGCGGTGGCCCAAGCCACCATATCCTCATCAGTAACCCAACGCCGGGTGGCGCGTTTCTCCACCAGCTTATAGCCCGGCACACAAGCGCCGGTTTCCAGCAAGGTGTGGGCATGACGCCGCAGCGACTTGATCCACTCCTCTATCAACGGGATGCGTTCGAGATAGTTTCCTATTTCGGCTGGCGTTAGATCATCAATAGTGCGGACAGCACCAAACTCGTCTTGGGCCACCGTCAATGCGTTCGACCGCAATGCCGGGCAGACACCCGCCGCTTTGCAGAACCGGCAATGGTCCCCTGCCACACGCGGTGCGTCTGGTTTTAGCGCGGCATGGGCGGCGTCGATCAGATCGGTACCAAAATTCAATATCTCGTCGCGCGTGTATGTGTGCGTCCGTATCGGCCCGTCTCGATGAGCCGCTCGCGGTTGCACAATCACAGTGTGGACCGCGTTGATCGGTGCGCGTTCTCCGATCTTGAGTGCTGCGCCCAAGGCGTAATACTTCAACTGCGAATTATCTTCGACATCAACCGCAACGCCTTGGCCGTGCTTGTAGTCGATCACCCAGAGATTGCCGCTCGCCTTACCGTAGATCGTGCAGTCACTCGTACCGAACATCGGCATAGGGGGGTCAAGCAACTCAAGGCTAAACCGCTGTTCAAGTCGCAGCAGCGCAGGGGCTTCGTCGGCTTCGACCTTTCTCACGAAGTCAACGTAGGTCTGGACCGCTGTGGCCATGTTGTCGTCTACGATGTGATCGTGGAACGTACCGCCGATAGTCTCGCTGACATCTGCCACATTGTTAAGCAAACAATGTTCGCCCAGTTCGTGCGCCGCTGTCCCGAGTTCCGCAAAAGGACTGCTCTCATCTGGGAACGGAGCTTCGGCGTTGTGGCTTCCCGGACACGCCATCCGGCGTTTGCTGTTCGACGCACCGAATGATGCGTGCGCTATTGATCCTGACATTCCTCTCTCTCTCCTGTCGCTTACGTCTCTCGATCATGGCTAGTTCTCGGTATATTCCCTCTATTAATTTCTTGGATGCGTAAGGGGCCGCATCCTTATGCCGATAATTCGGTGTTCCAGAATCAGCGCCCCAATCAAGTGGCGCATGGTTTGCGTTATGCCGTTCTTCGTAGAAATCATCCTCATCCATCAGGAAACCTCTGATAAGTTAAGAGGCTCGATAAACGACATCTCTGATAGGGTTTTGACCTTATCAGCGTAGAGAACATCTCTTCCCATCATGTACTCGGCGCGTCTGACGCCGTGAAGAATAGTGGTGTGGTCCCGCCCACCCATAAACTTTGCTATGCGCGGGTAACTCCAGCCGCGCAGATGTAGCGCCTTATACACAGCAAAGCGGGCGGGCATGAGAAACCCAAACTTGGCCGGGCCTATAATATCGCGCGGGTGGATGTTAAACATCTCGGATGCACAATTCAGCAATTCAGTTTTCAAGATGCTCTCCTTTCAGATATAGATAAAAGCGCCGAAGGGCTTCGAGGTCTTTGTCCTCTTGCGTCATGGCTGCGACAATCTCTTGGGAACAGGAAGGCTCTTTGTCCGCATCTGCTCCTAGATACATATAGAGCTTTGTCATAACTACCTCCCGTCGTTCCACTTGTCGTAGTCTTCGTCGTCGTAGACGGCTCTTGCTAGTATGATTGCGGCGTAAGCAGCTATTGCGGTAACGCCGAGGATAATCCCGGCGGTGGCAGCTATGATCTTAATCATTTCTCGTA